CACGCACGACGACGGCCGACTCTTGCCCGCCAACCGCAATCACGGTAATTGGTAGCCCTGCCATCGCACGAAGGCGTGGTACGAGTGCCTCTGTCTGCTCGAGGCGTTTATGGCACGGCAGAACAGCGTATAGCATGACTAGGCCTTCTTTGGCGCACGAAGCGTAGTCTTGGTGGTTGTGGTAGCCTTAATGACGTCTTTCAGATGGTCATCAACTACCACGCCTACTGCGGGCTCGACCGCCTCAACCACCTCGGCAAGCTCGGCAGGTGCAGGTGGTGGCGTGTATGGCGTTTCAGGCATGACCACACGGAACGTGCCGAAGGCGAGGAAATAACTCACATCTTCGGCAGGGACATTCAGATAGCGCACGGATGCATTGCGGCCAGCCTTGTAAGTGCGCTTGCTCACAGGGTGCTGCAGGATAAATGACCCTTGCTGGTCGCCGATATACTCAAGTGTTTGCATGCCGTCCATAGTTGGCGCCTCTCCTAGTGATGCAACTGCGGTTTTAAATGCCGTCTTTGGTGATGATCCACAACAGGCCATAGCGATTTCTCCCTTCTCATTTTGGTATGGCGCAATAACCCTATCCATCAGCTCTTGCCCACCTGCTACGTCGGCATGGTGAACGATTGAGTGCTGAACCTGATACACGAAAATTGGGCCACGATAATATGCGCCACAGTAGCCTGCGATGGCGAGGCGCAAGTACAGCGTCCAATCTTCCCACCCGGGTGCACGCTCATCAAATCCGCCGACCGCTCGCACGGCATCGAGAGGAATCAAGCATGTAATCGGATGGATGTTGAACTTGGCATAGAGTTTTTGGTCGTAGTCTGGTGGGCGTTGGTGGCGTGTGCCTGCATAATGCGAGCTGAAGGTGTACGCCTTGTCGTGCGATGCATGGCCACGCATGAGCACCTCGACGCCCTTGGGGAGTAGGTAGTCATCCGCATCGAGGAATATCACGAACGCACCAGTAGCGTGTGCGATGCCGTCATTACGGGCGCACGCTGGTCGATTGAGCGTGGTAGTTGTGCCATGATTGCGGCTTTTGATGACCTTCACGCGTGGGTCGGCATAGTCGTCGATTGCCACGGGTCCGTCATCAACCACAATGACCTCGAGGTTTAGGTATGTCTGCCACACGCACGATGCGACGGCCACACCAACGTACTGATGGTGTGAGCCGCCGCAGGGAATGACGATTGATACCGTGGGTAATCCCGACATTGCGTCGGGAGAGATCCGCTCCATCTCTCCCTCCTGTCCTTAAGCGATTGGGCTTTGGAACTGCTGGCCAACGAATGAGGTGTTGCCACCGTTCTCGAAGAAGCTGGTTCCAGGTTGCCACTCGCGCTCATGCACGTACACGTTGTACTGCAGGTTGTCGATGCGGGCTGCGAGGAATGGCGTGCGGAGAATCACGCGCTTGCGAGTGCGCATCTGAATCTGCTGACAGAAGCCATTGGGTGCGAGCATGACGGTCACGAAGCGACCATCGGCTGACACCTTGTAGTTCTGACCAGCGAATGCGCCTGCAAGCTGACCGCCCAAGCCGTACTGATTGCGGTAGTTGAAGTACTCCATGTACAGCAGTTGACCCATGCCGCCGCCTGCGAGAGGCAAGAGGTAGGCGTCGCTGATGAAGTTGCCATTGCCGCTGTTAGCCTCGTCGAGGGTGTTGTCGATAATGACGGGCACTTGCACGCCATCGATCAGCAGGAACATGCCGCGGCGCATCTCGTCACGCAACGTGGCCTGTGCGCTCGTATCGACAAAGCCCGTGGCGCTTGAGCCACTTGGAGCGGCCGTGTAACAGCGGTAGGTGAGGTATGCGCATGGCCAGATGTCGGTCAAAGCCAAGAACAACTGATAGCGCATGACCCATGCGTACTGCACGTCGCCGAATTGGATATCATCGGCCAACTTCAAGCGTGAGCGGTATGCCTCAACGAAGTTGCGCACGACCGTGCCTGCGTTGTTCTGGATGATGATGTTGTTGGCGTCCATTACGAGTGAGTCAGCAGCCGAACAGGTCGTGCCACTGATGGCATCACGGTAGCCGGTGTTCACCATGCGCTGGAGGCCGTTGAACTGCAGGGTACCGCCCGAGTTGCCGACGGTGTTGGCTGGATTGCCCGTCCAGATTTGGCGAGCGTAGCGACGGCTGAAGCCATTGGCCAACTCGACCATCTCCTTAGCAATGGCTGAACGAAAGATTTCGTTCACTTGCATTGGCACCGTTTGTGTTGCAACCTCGGTCGCAAATGGGTTGTTCATCAACTGCAAGTCAATCGGGGATGCACTGTTCACCAGCTCGCCGAGGTTGTCCATGCGAATCGACTTTGAGTTCATGGTGAACTCGCCGAACGGCCATACCTGCTGACAGAACTTGAGGCTCCCCGGAGTAGCGGCCTCGTCTGAACATGGCGTGGTTGGATCGCTCCCACTGTCGGCGGTTTGACCAGTGATGATACCGTACACCTCTTGCATGTAGGTGCTGGACTTGACGTGCCCGTTGCGCTCGAGGAATTGCTCGACGCCCTTCGGTGGCACGTAGGTGGTTGGCACCAACGGATTGAGGCCGGGGGTATTGAAGAGTGCATTGTTACCAGTTGGCGCAATGCCAGTGGTGGCGGATGAGGCTTTGTAGCGCTCTTGGACGAGTGCGTCCAGAACCTTCATCTGCTCGTTGGTCAGCTGTGTGGTCATGGGTAGTATCTCCTATCCCTAACGGAAAAGATTCATATCGGCCAATGCACGATATGCGTCGTGGTACTGTGGGTCGAGGCCTGCAGGAACGTCGGCCGATTTCGTGGTTGCACTTTGACCAAGCACGTTGTTACCAGCCTCTGATGGGCGGTACGGCTTGCCGGCGACAGCCTCGAGTGCCTCAAGACGCTTGCTGACTTCCTTGATGGTCTTGACCATCTCCTCGAGTGCAGCAACCTGTGCTTCGGCGTGAGCGATGGCGCTATCGTCCTTCTCGCGCTTCCCCATGTAGCCCTTGAGCTCTTCGCTCATTTCTTTCATGGTGCCACTAATCATCTCGGCGACGGCCTTGGCGATGGCTTTGATTTCGGCTTCGGACAAGAGTGATTCCTCTTCGCCCTCGTCGCCTTCCTCTTCGTCCATCTCCTCAGTCTCTTCGACCACGGTCTCCTCGGCCATCTCCTCGCCCTCTTGTTTCAGGGTTTCGTCGGTTGGCATGGTGTTCCCCTTCATATCCCATGACCCAAGGATCGCCGCAATCTCATCAGCGGTCGGGACGTCCAACCCCTTATAGCTCACGCCTTGCATCTGGGCTTCCTTTTCGCGCGTCTGCATGGTCGAGATAAGTCGTTCAGCAACCGACTCACCCACCAAGTCCGACAACGCCTTCTTCTTCTCGGCAGTTAGCATGGAATCTCCTCCCCCTGCATGTATCATACGCATGCATAATCTGTGGTACAATAACCCATGACCGCGCCATCCCTCTTCGAGGCGCGGTCGCTACATTTTTTACGCCTCGTACATATCAGACCCAACAACCCCATCACTCGACACTGTACGTGGTGCTACTGGCCGAGTATGGCGGTAAGTCAAAATCTGATTGCGCCCACTCCCACGAAAGTTTGGCAGGTTCCACACGAACCAGAGCTGGTCACGGATGACATAGAGCGTGCCGTGGCAGTCCTGTCGAAAGATGATTTGCTGCCATGGCGATCGAGCGTTCTCGCGTTGCCACACACGAATACCGAATGGGCCACCGGCAGTGAGACGACTCATCGATGTCGCCCACTCACGGCCGTATGCATCCCACACATCAGCGGTGAGCGTAGCGGTGTACGTGCCACCTGGAATGTTGAGCAGGACATCAGGGCCAACGATGGCTGCTTGCGCTTGGACTTGCGACGGAATATTGAGCGCCGCCTTAACTCGGTGAATGAAGCTCATGAATACCTCCTATACAATTAACGACTTGCGAATCTTTGGCATTTTTCCAGTGAGGGTAATGGTATGCCCGGGCACAACTGCCAAGGAGAGAAACTCAAATGGGTTTCCATGGATAACCGAGTTGTATCCAGTCAGCACGGAAACCGCATCGAATATCTTGCGATCTCCCTCTTCGGTTATACCGTCGGTGGTATACATCTGGCCAACGAAATCAATAATCGTAAACCGCATTATGCACCTCGAATAATGTCGAAAAATAATCGACTCACCTTGCGCTGGCGTGCATCATTCAGGTCGGAAAATGACGCTGTATCAAGTGCCGTGGTAAATACCTCGGGAAATCGTAGGCCACCTTGTGGTGTCTGCCACGTTGTTCCATAGTCGCGGAACGTGTAGGTGCTTGGCACGTCATCACGATACGATGTAACGCGAGAACCTTGATTGAATCCAAAATCCTGCGCCTTTTCTGAGCCGATTTGTTGACGTGCAAACGCCTCAACTTTTGGCACGCCAACGCCTGTCTGAAACTGCACGGCATGGAGCGTCTCATGTAGCACTGCTGATGACGAATATTGACGTGGGATGACGATAGTTTTTGTACTCGCGTCGTAGTGCACATTGCCTGAACCACTAATCACGACATTCACATCAACCTTTTGGCCTTGACTATCAACGATACCAGCCGAGCGACCAATTAGGCTGCGTAGTTCTGATTCCTCCTTTTTTGAGAGTTTTGGCGGCTTTCCTCCAAGCGCTCCTGACTGGTACTTGATTGAGTTGATATCAATACCTTGCGGATTATCTGACTGCAAGCGATTGATAAGGTTATTGGTTGCGGTATCGTTGCCATATATCGGCGTATCGAGTAATTGCTTGTTGATGGAATTTATTCGACTACGAGCGTCGTTTGCTGCTTCATTAATCAGTGCGTCACGTTCGGATTGCGGAATACTCATGTTATTAATTTGCTGCGCTCGTGCCTGATAATCTGATTGTGCTTGCTGAATTTGCTGATTTGCCTCTTGCCGCTTAGACTCGTTGGCCTGCAACTCAGAGCGCCATGCATCAAACTCGGCTTCGGCTTTTTGTGCACGAATCTGATTCTCGGATAGTTGAGTTGCCTGCTGTTGCTCTTGTGCTTGCCTTTTAGCTACTCGAGCGTCTGCCCGCTCCTGTGCACGCTGTGCGACTTCTGCACGACGTTCTGCAATACGCTTCTCCAGCTCCACACGTGATGCCGATTTTGCCGCATCACGTGCTTCAGTGACAGACTTCCCCTCGGCTTTTGCCGCATTATATGCCGCCTGATACGCTGCACGGCGGGCGGTTTTACGTCCATGCGACTTCTGATCGTGCTTGCCATGCTTATAGCGCCATACAATTATGGATTGCTTGAGACGTTCGATGAAGTCGTCCATGCTACTCACCTACCATATCAAAGCCCGTCATCGGATTTGCTGCACGTCCGGGCGGAGTGATTGACCGCTCGAAGATACGGATATTCTCGAACACTCCATCGCCATCAGGCTCGGTTTTTGGATGTTCGAAGCCGATTGATACCTGCCAGCCCTTGCCCTTCTGCATGAGCGCCTCGGCCACAGCGTCATTGGTCACGATGCCACTCTCGACAAGATATTTGCCGTCATCACTGAGCGCCTGATAGTCAGTGGTGCCGATATCCAGCCCGGGCACGTGCCAGAAGCGGAGCGGGCCATACTCACCCGATACCTGCGCTTTCTCGAGTGCGCCCTTGAGCGCCTTGGTGGACACAATCTCTTTGTCTCGATCGCGGTATGCCGTGGAGCTGATGGCCACCCAGCGATAGCCGTCTTTCGATTTATACACGGTCATCTGTGCAGGTGCGCTTGCTGATTTAGTTGTGGTGGACTTGACCCGCCATTTGCCACCACGAGAGCGATACCACGTCGAGGCGAATGCATTTGCATAGCGTGATGGGTAGACGTCATAGCGACGCTTGGCTGCAGCAATTGCTCGCTTCCAGAGGTCAGGATTGGTTGGGATATTCTCCTTGACCGTCATGGCGTCAAGTTGTCGTGCAACCTTATTCGCCCACGCCTTGCCAGCGTCGCCACCCCAGAGGAGATGAGCGATATACCCATTGGTCGGATTAGCAGGATCACCCCAGCCCGGCCGCTTATCGACAGCATGCCGTGCAAAGAAGCTCACCATGCGCTTGATGGTCGAATCACTTACCCGTGTGCCGTTGCTTAGGTCACGTGCCCGAGCGATACCAACGGCCGTGCCACCACGCCCAAATTGTGAACGCAACTCGAGGCCACGCTTTGCCGCTTGGCGCACACCATCTGGTGGACTGTGGCCATCAGCCTTGGTGGTCTTAGTGCTCTGCAATCGCTCAATCTCATCACGGAGTGCAATGGCCGCATCGCCGTCTGTCTCGCGCTCGAGACGTTGTTCGAGGCGTGCAATCTGTCGTTCACGCTTGACGGCTTCGCGCTTCTTCTTAGCCTCGGCGCGCTTGGCAGTTGCATCAGGCTTCTTGGATTCGGGCTTCTTTGCGCCACCCTTACCGCCACCACCCCCGCCACGCTTCTTCTTTTTCTCTTCGGCCTCTTGTCGCTTGGCCTCGCGCTTCGCTTCGGCTTCAGCACGTTTAGCATCTCGTGCTTGCTGGCGTGCATCTCGCTCGGCACGCTTGGCGTCTGCACGGTCGATTGCCTGTCGTGCTCGGTCGGCGTTACCTGACTCGGCGGCTGATGTCACCTGCTTGCCAAGTGATGATACATACACCTTATCGCCGACTTTCTCCATGAGGCCCTTGTCGAGGAGGCGTTGGACTGATGGATCGTTGGCATCTTGCGCGGCGTCGGTGTTGAGGAGCTCATAATCACCTGCATCGAATCCCACTTTATCCAGCGTGCTCATGGCATTGTCACGTGCCTCGGTCGCACGCTCGGCCGACCGCTGTGCTGCTGTCTTTTTGGGCTTCTTCGCGCTGCCACCCTTCTTTGGCTTAGCAAATCCCTCCACGCGCTTTTTGGCCTGCTCGACTTTGTCGATACCGCCACCCGGCTTTTCGGCGAACTTGCCCGACGCATCGCGCACAAACTCACGCTCGGCCTTGTATGATGCCATGTACTCATCCATGGCGGCTTTCATGCCGAGTTTCTTGGAGAGGCGCGTGAACTTGCGCTTACCGCCGGGCGTCTCACGTGCCCACTGCCGTGCAAAGTCCTGATTGGTGGCAAATGCCCACTTCCACTGTGCCTGTGATCGGAATGGCATATCAGATGTTCCTCCCCATGTTGCTCACTTCAGCGTCGATAGCACGCTGGACGATGTCGCCAAGCTCTCTATCCCATTTCACTTTGGCGGCATCCGTCCACTTGCGGGCTTTCGTGCCCGGGTGCCGTACTTGCTTGCGGAATACGATTGGCCCCGACACCTTGCCCTTGTTTGAGCCGAGATAGCCCGGGCGTGTCTTGGCCTTATATGACCCTTGACCACCCCACTGGAAACGGAGGCGCTTGGCCCGCTTCGGGCGGATGATATGTGGCTTGGTACCATCATCGAGCATTGACCATACCTTGTCATCAGTCGAGATAATCCACTCAGCAGCCGATACCTCGGTGGCCTTAAATTCGGGTTGATGCTTCCATGTCTTGGTGGTGGTCATGAAATCGACGATGACATTCTCGGATGCGTTTTTCATGCCATTGCGTAAACCACGAATCAAGCGCTTTGCATCCAACTTTGGCGGTACGATGACTGTCATCTTTGCGCCCACGTTACACCTCCAGTCCGCGTATCTCAAATGGCGACCATCTCGAGGCGCGCACGATGCATGTCTGGCATGAGTCATCGGCATGGCGCTCCCAATAGCAGTCATAGTCGCCACGCTCACGGTCGAGTACCACGATGCGCCATTTGCACTTGCAATTGCCCATGCACTGCGTTCCCTGTGCTGGCATCGCAGGGAGTGGTAGGAATTCCGTGCGCCCCTTCCAGTACGGCTCTTTGATGCCATTGGCATACGAGACCGCACGTGCTGCCTCTTTGCGCTTGAACTCACGCTCACTCACCACCTTGAGATAGAAGCCATCGAAGTAGGACAGTTGCGTATTGAGGGAATAGCGCAGGACGCCCAGTAGCTCGGGTGTGAGCTCACTCACTCCCGACCCGAGAAGCCCGCTTGCCGTGTGATAGCGCACGATCTCCCGCTTCATGTCCTCATACCATCGCTGGACGGATTCGAGGTCGGTGATATTCCCCTCACCATCCACGCCCTCACGCATCATACGCGCGGTACGCCCTGCGAGATAAAGTGCGAATCGTGCGATGAGTTGCTCGAGCTTGTTCATGATGTCAGCTTCTCCAGTAGTCGCAGTGCGCTCTTGAGCTCATCATCTATCATGCGGTCAAGCTCACCCCCACTCGGCGCACGGCCTGCAGGTGGCTCGCCTTGATAGAAGAGGTCAGCGTCACTGCCAAGTGCTTGCACGGTTTGCTTGAGGCGGATGAGTGCCTTTTCGGCATCGGTCGGCGCTTGTGCCGTGGCCTGTGCTTCGGCCGATGTTTGCGCTTGTGCCTCGGCTTGTGTTTGGTCAGCAATCTGTGCAGCCTGTGCGGTCGTCTCGATGTTCTCGCTATCGGTCACCACGCCGCCTGCTGTTGAATCTGTGGCGAGGAATTCACGCGGGAGATAGCCATCATCCACGAGGACGTTGAGCGCCTGTGCGGCACTAATGACCTGCATCTCGATGAGTGGCTTGAGTGCTCCTGCCCAAGCGGATAAGGTTTCCGCTTTCTCCTTGCGGTCCTTCTGGTCGCTCTCGGCAAAGTAGAAGCTCACTGCATCGGGGAACACCTGATGTGTGATTGCGTTGGCGAATTGCTTGCGAAATGAAGATAGCCCTCGCCCTTCGGCCGCTTGCGCAAGCACGACCGACTGTTGGCCAGTGCCGAGTCCTTGCCCCGAGAGTGGCTGAATCTCACCTACGAAAATACCAAGCGCATTCGCATAGCGTAGGTAGGCGTCGGTTCGCTCAGTCGCTGCATCGAATCCGTCAGGAATCTCCGCAAGCGGAATAGTCGCAATCGATGGCGTTTCATTCCGAATCATTGGGATGATGGTCGAGCCATTGTAGACTACGTAGCCCTTCTGGTCTTGCATGGCGGCGCTCGAGTTGAGTGCTTGCCCGAGCTGGTCGCTCGTGATGCCATTGACGATATGGATAGCGAGGTTGCGACGGCCTGATACCTTCTCACGCACGTATGTCTCAATAGCGGTAAGTTTGAGAATGGTCTCGAATGAGCGACGTGCTGCACTGATACCCATGCCGTAGTGCTCGGTGCGTGGTGATGGCGTGTCGGCGAACATCAACACGTCATCAGCGCGCATCACGTGCTGACGGCCACGCATATCCACATAGATGAGCGGGAACTTCGGGTCGCCTGTGCGGTAGCATCGCAGGCTGTCAAGGTGCATGAGGCCGACGACCTTCGACCCCGCCGCACTGGATGAGCGCACGATCTCGATAAATGCGCCATTGTCCGTGGTGAGGTAATCCCGCAACACCTTGGCGAGACCTGCCGTGTAGTTGCCGTCCAGATTGAGCATCAGCTCTTGCGCTTGCTTGATGCGGCGTGAGCTTTCGGTCGTGTCGGAAATCTCAAACCCGATGGCAGTTTGCTTGGAGATGGCCGTCGATACAGCGGATGACCACATGTTCTCGATCATGGGCGTTTCGGACAGGATGGCGTCGGCGGCCTTGGTGCCATAGGGTGGCAGTCCTGTTGCGCCTTTAATCCCCTCGAGGAGACCAGCGCCGAGGAATTGCCCCCACGTTGATGGCCCGACTACTACGGTAAATCCGCCGCTCTGAGTGACACGCTGGCCATCATCACGTGTCACACTTTTCTTGATTGCGTCATCGGTCATATACTATCCTTGTGCTGGCAGATAATAGGCTCGTGGGATATCGAAATCCCAATCACGACGTATGGTGGCAGTGCGGATGATTTCCTTACTGATGCGACGGGCGGCACGGCTTGCGATGGTCCGTGCGTTTCGGTAGCGCCGATTGGCTCGGCAGTGTCTGCAGAGACAGGAGAGCATCTGCATAAGTGCTCCTACTAGTACAGATTTAAACCAAGCGCAGCATGTGCCGCCATGGATAATGCTACAACGCTATCAATCTTATTGCTAGTATCCCTCTTGACGATACGAAGCCGATGACCCGTTTCATCCACTTTCGCATTCGCGTTCATTAAATGCTGACGTACTATAGTATGTTCGCCATTGTGGACTAATCGGCGGGTCATGATGAGCTGACGGAGTGCGGCATCCGATTCGAGGCGTCGTGCCTGCTGACTGAATGGCTCGCACCACACCGCATCACTTAGGCGCTGTGCGAGGTAGTGCGCTTGGTATGGATCGTAGGCAATTTGCACGACGTTGTACTGCTTGATGATGGCGCGAATGTCCTGCTCGATTTGGCTATAGTCGAGTGGCGTGCCGTTTGGTTCCCAGACCTTGACCATACGGAGTGCGAGCATCTGGTCGGCCTGTGCGCCGTAGCGACCAACGCCCACGAGCGCGAAGGTATCGCCCGAGATAGCAGCATCCATGCCGAGCACGATAGGCTGACGTGGTGAGAGTGGTGGGAGCGCCTCCTCGATGCACCCATCCCACATACTGATTGAGCCGAGGAATGATTCATCGTCATCGGCGTATACCCACTCGCCAAGGCGAAGGCGTGCGTAGCGCGTGCCGGTCAGTGCATCGAGCGTGGCCAGCGTGCGGCGGCCTTGGTCTGTCCAGTCGTCGCCGTCGTGGAGGCTTGGGTTGTCCTCGTGGCGTGAGGTGTATATCTGCAGCTGTCCCGATCGGGAGCGCTCGAGTATCCAGTGCTCGGGGTCCTTTGGGTTGGCGTCGCCGAATGCCATTGGGTGTGGCGTGACGGCACCGCGTCCCGTCGTACGTGTCGTGATGGTCTCCCACTCCTCTTTGGATAGCTCCTCGCACTGATTGACGTAGATGCCGTCAAACTCGCCCGAGAGGATTTTGTCGGGGTTGTCCATGCCTGCCGTATTGACCACCGACCCATTGGGATAGACCCATAGGTATGGACGGGTGCCGCCAAACTCTTCGGGCTTGGTGCCATGCGCACGGATGACCCGCTTCCACGAGCGCACGGCCGTGGTGGTGAGGGATTCGGCTGTTTTACGCATGATGACCCACCGACTGCCCGGGTAGGCTTGTGCCATCTGGTGAAGCTTGTAGAGTGCGGCGAACGTCTTGCCCGTCTCACTTGGGCCCGAGATGATCCACTCGCGCGCCGTCGTCGATTGGATGGCCTCGGCTGCACCGCGGAACGCAAGCCCGGGCTTGGCACGTCGGCGTCGCTCTAACTCCAGCTTGGCCAGTAGTGCAATCTTACTGGCGTTCGAGCTGACTGATGAGGTTGTTGAGCTCGTCATCACTCATCCCCTGAATCTGTTCAGGCGTCACGCTGACGCTGATTTGCTTGGACGTCTGCACGGTGTCGAGGCCGAGGAGCTTCGAACGGCGCTCCATGATTTTGAGTAGTTGCTCGACCGCTTTGAGATTGCCCGATTTGAAATCGTTATACACCGACACCCACATTTCATCGAGGCGTGCTTGCTCGAGGCTGACCTCATAGGCTCGCATCTCGAGGGACTGTTCAAGGTAGGCGTCGAATACTTTTTTAAGGTCTTTGGCGATGGTCTGGTGACTGGTGCCAAGCTCCTTGGCAATCTCACGGTATGACAATCCGATCTTGCGTAGCTCGAATGCCCTATGCGCTCGCTGTGCGGTCATCGTCGAGCCCTTAGCCGACTGTCGTT